AATGTTCTGCTCGGAGTTGATGCTTCAGGGTTAGAACTTAGAATGTTAGCACATTACATGAACGATGAGGAGTATATACATGAAGTGGTCAACGGAGACATACACACAACTAACCAAAAACTTGCAGGACTTGAATCAAGAGATACAGCAAAAACTTTCATCTATGCCCTCGTATACGGAGCAGGGGATGAAAAGATTGGAAGTGTGGTTGGAGGATCAAGAAAGAAAGGTAAAGAACTTAAAGAACGCTTTCTCGATAATCTCCCCACATTTAAAACTCTTAAGGAAAAAGTACAACGAGCAGCTAAACGAGGATTCCTCAAAGGAATAGATGGTCGTAAGATTTATATACGACATGAACATGCTGCATTAAATAGTTTACTACAAGGTGGTGGTGCTATTGTAATGAAGAAAGGTTTAGAAATACTAGAAGCTAAACTACAATTAAGAAGAGTACCATTTAAATTTGTTGCTAACATTCATGATGAGTGGCAGATAGAAGTACCCGAAGCAGAAGCAAATAACATAGGAGACTTAGCAGTACTAAGCCTTCGAGAAGCCGGAGACCATTTTGAAATGAGATGTCCTCTTGACGGTGAATATAAAATAGGAGATAATTGGAGTGAAACACATTAATAAAAACTGTTTACAGTGTAAGGTAGAGTTAACTGATTTGAATTGGTATGACTCAGCACAAAAAAAATGTCAATATACATGTATGAGTTGTTGGGGTTTACAAAATAAATCTCGATTAACTATTCAAGGTAAAAGAGTTCAGCTAGGTAATGATATACATCCTTACCATGAAATATATAAAACAAAAGGAGTGATTTCAGCATACGAAGCTATGGGAATTCTTACTTCTCAGGCTAATAGTAATACTTTAGAATTTATTAAGAAAGAAAGCATTGCAATGTTTGATAAGATTTCTCATGGAGAAGTTTATATAATTACAAACCCAGCATGGAAAGGTTGGATTAAAATAGGCATGGCAGTTGAATCTAAAGATAGATTAAAAGGATATCAAACATCAAGTCCGTTACGAGATTATAAATTACGATATTCAAAAGCATTTCTAAATAGAAGAGATGCAGAAACCAAAGCCCATACTTTATGTAGTGAACATGCAACCGAAGTAGAAAACGAATGGTTTAAAATGCCTGTTAACAAAGCTATCAAATTAATTGACAGCATAACCGAGGAACAAAATGAAAGAGAAACAGCTTGACAACTTGGTCGAAGACAACTATAATAAGTTTAAGTCTGAGTCCGGACATTGGTATACCCAAGAGGGTGAACCTATGTACACCATTATAGGTGCAAATGGTAAGGAAAGAAACACCACACTTAGAGATGCTAAGAAAGAAGGGTTAGTCCCTTCGGTTACTACTATCATGAGTATGATGGCTAAACCGGCACTCGAGACATGGAAACAAAAACAATTACTTAACTCTATCTTAACCTTAGAACAAGGAGAAGATGAGCCGGTTGATTCTTTTTATTACAGGTGTCAAAAAGATTCTCAACAGATAGGTATCAACGCTGCTGAACAAGGCACAAAGATACATGGTATGATTGAGAAAGGTTTCTTAGGTAAGACTAAAACAAAACCATACAAAGCAATCAAGAAATACTTGGACGAGACTTTCCCTAACGAAGAATGGTTAGCAGAAGAATCTTTCTGTGCTGATTCAGGGTATGGTGGTAAGATTGATTTGTATTCTAAGTCAGGTATCTTTATAGATTTTAAAACTAAAGATAATCTCAAAGGTAAAGACCCTGCTAAGTTAGTGTTTGATGAACATGGTATGCAGTTGTCAGCTTATGCACAGGGCTGTGGCTTTGACGATGTAGAAAGAGTATCTATTTTTGTAGACAGGAAAGACACAGGATTAATTCTTACCCATGTTTGGGATAGAGAATCACAACAGAAACATACAGAAATGTTTAATGCTATCTTAACTTACTGGAAACTTGTCAAGAACTATGACTCGGCTATAGTATAATGGTAGGCTTTAGAAAACCTAGGAAGATAAGACCTAAAGAAAAAGATTTACCTAAAGGGTATGACTCTAAGTGGGAGTATACTTTACACGAGACAGTCTTACAAGATTGGGAACATCATTGGGAATTAGTTCCTTACATAGTCAAGCATAAATATGAGCCTGACTTTGTTAAAAAAATTAATGGTGTAACTATCTTGCTAGAAGCAAAGGGTAGGTTTTGGGATTACCCTGAGTATAGTAAGTACATACATATAAGAACAGCACTACCAAAGAATACTGAGTTAGTGTTTTTATTCCAAAAACCTTTTGCCCCTATGCCGGGAGCTAAGATGAGGAAGGATAGAACAAAACGAACTCATGCTGAATGGGCTGAAACAAATAACTTTAGATGGTACAGTGAAGATACTTTACCGATGGAATGGGGGAACTATGAATTATAAATTTAATGAAGATACAAACTTACAAGAACTTAAAGCATACATTGATGGTACATACGGTGAGCATTATGCATCCGATAAATATCAGGCTACCGATGTTATTATTGATTCGGGACACGGTGAGGGCTTTGCTCTTGGCAATATTTTAAAGTATGCTAAACGCTATGGAAATAAAGAAGGTAAAAACAAAAAAGACTTGCTTAAAATATTACACTATGGTATAATAATGCTTAACATACACGACACAGAGAACAACTAATGGTAGACGATAAGGTAGGTATCAAGGAATATCTTGGTATTAAAATTAATTACAGTAACGAAAGAAATTTAGATAAGTTTAGTCTTGATACACTCAAGGACAGATACTTATGGGAGAATGAAACACATGCACAAGAAGCGTTCGCAAGAGCATCCGTCTACGGAGCAACATACAAAGGTATCACAGATTTTGAATTGGCTCAAAGACTTTACCACTACAGTTCCTCTTGTTGGTTTATGTTTAGCACTCCTATACTTAGTAACGGGGGAACAAGTCGTGGTCTTCCTATTAGCTGCTTCCTCAATTATGTACCTGACAGTCGGGGTGGTCTATCAAATCATTTTGATGAGAACATATGGTTGGCGAGTTCTGGTGGAGGTATCGGTGGATTTTGGGGTGACGTTAGGAGTAACGGTATTCCTACTGCTCACGGTAGTAAGTCTACTGGTTCAATCCCTTTCATGCATGTAGTAGATTCTCAGATGTTAGCGTTTAATCAAGGCGTAACAAGACGAGGTTCTTATGCAGCTTACATGGACATATCTCACCCTGAGATTGAAGAGTTTATTAATATAAGAAAAGAATCAGGTGGTGATATTAACCGTAAGTGTTTGAACTTACATAATGGTATTAACTTAACTAATGAATTCTTACAGGCTGTCGAAGCTGATGCCGAGTGGAGACTAATAGACCCTAAGACACACGAAGCTGTCAAGGTTGTTAGTGCTAGAGACTTATGGTGGCAAATGATTAATGCTAGAGCCGAGACAGGTGAGCCTTACATGATTAATATTGATGCATGTAATGCAGCTTTACCCAAAGAACAGAAAGCTTTAGGCTTAGAAATTAAACAGAGCAACCTATGTTCTGAAATAACCCTAGCCACCAACGAAGAACGAACAGCAGTATGTTGTTTGTCCAGTGTAAACTTAGAATACTTTGATGATTGGTCAGAGAATCCTATGTTCATTGATGATTTAATAACCATGTTAGACAACGTGCTTCAACATTATATTGATAACGCTGTTGACACAGACAACTTAGGAGAATACAATGCAAACTTTAAAAGGTTTCAAAAACATATTAAGCCGGGTAAAGAAGGCTTTCTTAAATCTGCCTACTCTGCTTACAGAGAAAGGTCACTCGGTCTGGGTGCAATGGGCTTCCATTCGTATCTCCAGTCACGCAGCTTACCTTTTGAAGGTATATTCGCTACGGGTTTCAATCACAAAGCTTTCAAACATATTAAAAGAAAAGCTACCAACGCATCGGAAAGACTTGCAGACGAAAGGGGTGAAGCTCCTGATATCAGTAGCAGTGGCAGGAGGAATGCTCATCTCCTCGCTGTTGCTCCTAACGCTAGTTCTAGTATCATATGTGGTGGTACTTCTCCTTCAATTGAGCCATACAGGGCTAATGTTTATACACACAAAACTCTTTCAGGCTCGTATCAAGTAAAAAACAGGCACTTAGAAAACTTATTAGACGATAAAAAACTAAATAAAAAAGAACTTGAATTAGTATGGAAAGACATTGCAGGACATGAAGGTTCAGTACAACACTTAGATATTCTTACCGATGAAGAAAAAGAAATATTTAAAACTGCCAATGAGCTAGATCAAATATGGATTATAGAACATGCGTCACAACGACAAGACTATATATGCCAAGCTCAATCAGTTAATCTTTTCTTTACTATACCTACAGCTACCGAGCCACAAGAAGTACACGATGAGTACATGCAGTATGTAAACGATGTTCACTGGTATGGTATGAATAAACTTAAGTCTTTATATTATTTTAGAACTAATGCTGCTAGAAATGCAGAGAATGTAAACATTAAAGTTCAACGAATTAAACTTGACGATGCTGAATGCATAGCGTGTGAGGGATAGATGAACTGTTGGCACTGTAATACAAAATTAATATGGAATGGAGATCATGACATGGAAGAAGAAAATGAAGAGTTCATTATGGAAACTAATTTAAGTTGTCCTAAATGTAATTCAGAATTTTTAGTTTACTTACCAAAACCGGATACACTATGACACAAGACGAATTTAATAATATACTTACACCTGAATTTAAAGGGTTTACTAGTCGCATGTGGGTTGACTACCTAGATGAAACTAATACTCTTCTTTCACAAACCGATGATTACGCAGGTTATGTAATCAAGAATTTTAAATATTTAATTAGAAAGTTTAACAAGGAGAACACATGAGCTTACTAGATACACGAGACCATTATAAACCTTTCGATAATCCTTGGATGTTCGATTACTATGTACTACAGAATCAAATGCATTGGATGCCTGAGTCTGTACCACTTCACACCGATGTAAAAGATTGGCAGGAGATGAAACCTAACGAGAAGAACTTACTCACGCAAATCTTTCGTCTGTTTACACAGTCTGATGTAGATGTTGGGGCTGGGTATGTTGACAGATACATGCGTATCTTTAGAAAGCCTGAAGCTAGAATGATGATGGGTTCCTTTGCGAACATGGAATCAATTCATCAACACGCTTACAGCTTACTGCTTGATACAGTAGGTATGCCGGAGATAGAGTACAAAGCCTTTGCAGAGTACGAAGAGATGTCTAACAAGCATGAGTATGTACATAACATTAAGACCACCAAGGCAGACAAGAAAAGTATTGCAAAAACTTTAGCAGTTTACTCAGCCTTTACAGAAGGACTACAGTTGTTCTCTAGCTTTGCAATCTTGTTAAACTTCCCACGCTTTGGACGTATGAAAGGTATGGGACAGATTGTTACTTACTCTATTAGAGATGAGTCAATGCACGTTGAAGCTATGACTAAATTGTTTAGAGAATTTATCCAAGAGAACTTAGATATATGGACGGATGATTTCAAAGCAGAAATCTATGAGATATGTAGACAGATGGTAGACCTTGAGGACAAGTTTTTAGACCTAGTGTTTGACATGGGAGACCTTGAAGGACTTACCAAGAAAGATATGTATGCTTACAACAGATACATTGCTGATAGAAGATTGCTACAGCTTGGATTAAAAACTAACTATGACCAACGAGAGAATCCTCTTGGATGGTTAGATGAAGTCATGGGTGTTGAACATCAGAACTTCTTCGAAGGTCGTGCAACTTCTTATATGAAAGCAGGACTACGTGGTAGACAAGATAAGATTACTTTTGCAAAGGTGGGTAATGAGAACTAAACGCACCGAAGCTAAACTCTTAGGATATAATTTATTCTATGATAGAACTGGTAAGCTAGTAACTGAAAGAACGAGCACAGATATATCAGCACTTAAAGATTTTTTAAGTGCTGAAGAGTTTAATACTTTGTCTGTTGTTTTAAGAGAAGCCACTACTAAACTAGATAATATACATAGTCAGATAGAAGCACATCTTAATGCTAGGTTAATGAATAGTTAACCGGCTAAAGGGTTTTTATTTTCTTCTTTAAATATTCTGATATCAGTTTTAACACTTTCAATATCAGCTTTCATACCTGACATATCAGACTTGATAGACTCGAGGTTATTAATCTTAAGTAAAATAGTTTCATCAATAGTTTTATTAATATATTCTACTGATGTTTCTAACGCTTCAATCCTATTGATAACCTCATCTACTCCTTGCTCAGTTTCTTTTGCTTTTGCAGCTTTAGTTTCTAAGTTCTCAATTCTATTTACGTAAGTAGCTCCGGTATACCCAAACCCTGCAAGGGTAGTTACTATTCCGGCTAGTGCTATTAGTTGTGTTGTTTTATTTTCAAACCAGTTCATAATGTTCTCCTATAATTTAGGTTGTAAGTTTCTTAATTCAGTTAGAGTTCTTATGCTCTGACCTGCCATTTCATAAAAGCCTTGGGTATTATCTGCCAACATGTTATTAGCGTATATACTTCTAGGTTCATACCAAATTTCTTGTTGTGGTAATTCTACCAAACGATAACTATTAAAGTCTGGGACAAACCCCATGTAAGCTATAATAGTATCTTCTGCTCCATACTCACCCGTCTCTTCTTGTTGAGTGGCTACATCATCTTGAGCATCTTGTATTTTTTGTGCTAGTATCTTATCAGCTACGATATCGGCTTCCGAAGCTGTGTTGCCGGTTGAAACTGACACATCAATTTCATTTTGTATAGTCTGTGTAGTAGTCGTATCTACGGATAAACTTGTAGAGACCGTCTCAACTTCCACAGCCACGGAAGACATTGAAGTATCGACACTGCTGCTAAAGCTCATGTCAAGTAATTGATTAGTCTGTACAGATGCAGATGCTATCTGATCTGACATACTTGGAGAACTGCTGGTACTCATACCACTGCTAGAGCTAGACGATGCAGAGCTAGAAGCTCCTGTCGTTCCACCTGTAGCGTGTACAGAATTTCCTGACCTAGTACCACTAACACTAGCTTGGGCTGTTGTTATAGTAGATGCTACAACTCTTAACGCCATATCTCTACTAATAGAACTCTTACCTGTAGCTTCTTGTCTTTCTGCTACTTGGAATTCTTCTTGAAAAGTTTCTTCAAACTCCTCAACTACTTCTTCTCTTTCTAATCTTTCTTCTTCAATTTCTGCTTCAGCCATTCGTTCTTCAATAGCTTCAAAGATTTCTTCTACAACTTCCTCTTCAAAGAGTTCTTCAAGAAACTCCTCTTCCGGCTCTTCTGCATACGCAAGTTCTTCTTCTTCTGACCTCTCTTCATGGTGTTCTGTCTCCTCTTCAAACCATTCTTCTAGTTGTTCAACCGTATCAAATTCTATAAAGGTAGTTGGTTCTCGATAGTCTTCTACAAGAAAACTTTCTTGAAACAAAAACTCTTCTAATAACATTTCATCTTGGTACTGCTGGTCATGTTGCATGTCCCAATCGTCCATCATAACATCTACATCGTCATAAGAAGTCATAGGTGTTGTATCCCACTCAACTGTTCCATCTTCAGTAAACTGAACGTCTGCACCAAACCATTCGTCTACTTGCTCTTGTCCAAACTGTTCAGTATCTAAGGCGTACCAATCAGCATCGGTAAATCCTTCACACCTATTCTCGTAGCA